AGAAAAGTTATGACCCGCCCAACCAAATTTGAACCAATGGAAACACGGACCGCACAGCCCGTGTTTCGTTTAAACGGTGTCCCTTACTACCCCCATTTCAAAGATTGTTGCTGGGTTCAGCCGGGGGCTTTTGTCCAAACTTATAACGACATGGCTAAGATCATGGAATTTCAAGAGGACAAAGGTCATCGCCTAACATCTGGAGAGCTTATTCGAATGGGCGCTGATCTAGTTGAAGAACAGCTTTGGGATCGGTCATGGACCAAGGGCTGGCAAAAATGGCTAGTCCAAGAATTCACGGAGATCAAACCATGGGACTGATTTACTAATGGGCAAAAAGACAATGACACCTAAATCTAAAACGCTGATCAAAATCAAAGGCGAGTTTTACGTCACTAACATGGAAGAGCTTAGAAAGCTCAAGACCTTTAACGTCTATGTCAAAACGCCAATCGACATCAAACAAAAAAAATTCTGCTTTGTGGTTTTTGAAAAGAAGCGATACCTTGCTGATGTGGTGACAGGTAGTTTGTACTCAACCTTCACTGGCTATTGCATGAGCACCAACCAACTCAAGCTGGTGTCCGTATGAAGATATGCTATCCATCATTCCCCGGGAACCTAAAGCGAATAAGAAAAGAAAAAAGACTGACTTTTCGGATGCTCAGTCTGATCTGCGAAGCAACGTCATCAAACCTTTGTAGATATGAACAAGGCATACACATGCCAAGGACAAGAACCTTGCAAAGCATAAGCCGTGCGCTTGGGGTGCCGGTAAATGAACTGCTTGGACCTTTAAAAATAAATGGTGAAATCGCGGGAGAAAGGTCAACGAGCGAACCTGTGGCGTATATCACAGGATTTTATAGAGGTCATTGCGTCATCCAACCAACCGACCCCGCTGTTGTTTTACCCGTTGGTATGGCCCTGTACCGAGCACCGGCAGAGTGGGTTGAGCTGACGGATGATGAGATAGCGCAGTTGATGTTTAAGTGCGATGTGATTGTTACAGGCCCGACGCAGTTTGATTTTGCCCGTGCGATTGAGGCGAAACTAAAGGAGAAGCACACATGAACGTATTTAAATTAATAAAAGATAACGGCTTGACCCTGCACGGTGACATCGAGCACTTTGCTGAGTTAGTTAGACAAGAAGAGCGTGAGGCGTGTGCGAAAGTGTGTGCAGGGGAAGTCACAGGGGAAGTTACAGGGGAAGTAAAAAACCCCCCGACTTGTGATCAGGGGGTCTTACTTTGAGGTAATCCAACGAGGTTACTCGTCTTCGTCCTCGTCCTCGTCTTCAACCTCCTCTGCATCACGAGCCTCGACAGCAGCAAGCAGTTTGTTGTACAGATCGCTCAAACCAGAAGAGATTTCTTTCTCACCGAGCCAATCAATTACTTCGTCATATTCAAATTCGGTCAAATCAACGCTTACAAAAATCTCATCCATGATTCACCCTTTCAGATTTCAGCACCACGAAAAAAGGCCGTCCCATTCACCACTTCACACAGCTCCGGAGGAAGTAGCTGACCATCATTATGAAACGTCAAGATTGCAAAACCGCTACACCAAGGAACAGGGTTATCCTCAATGTAATCAAAGGCTTGCGACTGTGAGTCAGCAAGCATCCCTGTTGATACACCGTATCTACGGCCCTTATAGTCGCTCCAGTTGGACACTTGCAGCAGATGCGTATGCCCGTTAACTGTTGAAATCCCGGCGCGTAAAACCGAGTTGTACGCCGAGTGAATGCCTGAATGTTGAAATCTGTGCTTGATCATCGTATTGTCATTAACCATAAGAGACCAACTTTCAGACCACTCAGGGAGGTGATCTTTCAACCGTGTCCCGCTAATGTCACGGTACTCAGGTACCTGTCCCGCCAAACGCTTTTCAAATCTTATGTCATGGTTGCCAATCGTTCTATGAAGTATAGCCCCCGTACCTTTAGCCGCTTTAACTATTTCTGACATGTGCCATTGGACTGATTCCAACTCCTGCTTTAAGGTTGGTTTAGTCTGCCAACCCTCGGGGCCGTATTTTGAGATGGTGCCTCCGTCTAAGATGTCGCCGTTTCCTACAATCAGTTTTGGCTTTAACTTTTTGATGAGGCGCAGCATAGCTTTAAACGCTACGCTCGGCTCTCCCGGCATAAAATGAGCATCGGAAAAAACAAGTGCAGTTCCGGTGATATCTGCTATAGATCTTATCTTGTCCGCTGAATGTGTTATTTCAGCTCTTCGTCGCTGGTCATTGTGTGCTTCCAGCGTGATTTTAAAACGGTTCTCAATGCTCGCCCGTCGGGCCATGACCGGCCTTTGCGCCATGTTTAATTCTTTTGCTACAAGAGCGGCACTCCCGAGCCTGTTCCAGACTTCAATGAACTCTTCGTCTGTTGTACGCGCTTTTGCCATGATTGCTCCCGCAATCGTAGAGACAGGCGGTTTATAACATAACTACTTGACAAATCAAGGACATCTTCATGGGTGTAAGCATCCACCGGTTAAGGATCAAAGCCAAGGCAAATAGAGGCGAGGCATGTTTTAAGTATATGCAAACGAGGACTACGCCCGTTACTCTGAAAGAAATGGCAGGCATATTTCGTGTCAACCCCAAAGCTATTGATAGTTCACTGCAACCTTACTTAGCAGACGGCAGAGTGCAGCGCATCATGATTCTGCGCCAATCTTCTGTCTGTAGCAGATTGGTCTGGGCGTATGGCTACTACGTCACTGAAAGAAAAGCGAAAGTAAAAAAGGTCAGTACACCTAAGTCAAACTTCCACAACCCATTTAATTTAAACAATGCCAGACTTAGTTAACCACCCGCCGCATTACAAAAAACATCCGTCAGGTGTAGAGTGCATTCAAATCACCGAGCACATGGGATTTTGTTTAGGCAACGCAGTCAAATATATTTGGCGAGCCGGAGAAAAGGAAGGAAGTGATGAGATCCAAGATCTTGAGAAAGCCATCTGGTATATCAGACGAGAGATTGAAAGGCGTCGAACGATGCGTGGAGATGCTCCCGGACTTAGAAGAGTTTTTGCTGATCGGTCTGGATCAGTCGAATAACTTAGTTATTCAATCAACGCTTCCCATGTCTCAGGCGTATAGTTTGTGTGACATGATGAGGGACGCTATCTTTGAATCACTTAGACTTCAAGAAGACAATAGGATGCATTGATGAAAGCATTTGATTACTCATTTTATTTGCTGGAAGCAGACAACCATATACGAAAGGCTTACCACTACGGCGAAACAAAACAGTTTGAAAGATGTTTAAACGAGCTGACCAACGCCATCGTAGCCATCAGGCTTTCACTTGCTGAGATAAAAGTTCATGCTGAATCAGCTAACAAGCAAAGAAAAGAAACACCTAAGTGAGGTGAAGTCGCTTCCTTGTTCGGTATGTGATGCGCCACCACCTTCTGACGCTCATCACATCAAGCAAGGTCTTCAATACACTTGCGTGGCTTTGTGCAAAGACTGCCACCAAGGATCAATCCTTGGTTGGCATGGACAAAAGAGAGCGTGGAAAATCAGAAAGATGGAAGAGATCGATGCTTTAAACGTCACTCTGTCCCGGTTAATTGACCGCCGCGTTCAGCGATTCCCTGAAGCTTCTTCGTAACCCTGATCCCATGTTCGTTCTCGGCTGCTGCTGCTTCTCTTGCTTTAAGCGACCGGGCTAGGGTGCTACCTGTGATAGCGTAGGTCGGGAACTTTTCATTAAACCTTTCGATTGCTTCTTCAACATCTTCCATCGCATCATAGTCAAAGTTATGGGTAGCCAGAGCAAACTTGTTCAAGATCCGCTTGCGCTCCATGTTCGCTTGAGACTCGACAGCCTTGATGGCTGCGTTCTCCTCATACTGCCGAGCCAAATCAACAGGCGAGAAACCGATCAGATTGATGAACGATTGAAGACTCGATACCTCATCCAAGATCGGATCACCCTTGAGGGTCAAGACCCCCTCAGTGTTGTATCGGTATGTTTCCATCAAGTCTCTTAGCGGAGCGGGAACCATCCGTTCAATCCCGCGATACACCTGACCGTTGTTAAACGATTCAATCCCTTGTCCGATGTTCATCGCCAAGGAACCCATGGGTCCAGTGATCTCCACCAAGAACTGCTGCGTTGCAGCAATTTGATCTTGATCCTTGGCTTGTCGCGGCCCAAGTCTTCCAAAGTCTCTGAAGATGAGGCCATTTAAACTAATTCTGTCTGAAACATCCGCGCCGGTTAGGTAGGAGATGGGACCTTTAGCGATGATATCGGCAGGCCCAGCCCCTAACGTATCCGTGAGCCAAAGTTTAAATCTTGTCTCTGCATCAAATACTTCATCCTCTTCATCACCAAACATCGCATTAGCGATGGTGATGGTCATCACATACAAGGGGTAAGGAAGTCCGAAGACGCCCGAGAACATGCCAGTGGTACAAAGTATCCCGATCATCGTATCCCGCGCTTCCTTGGCCCTTTCAATGGCTTCTTTCTGCATGGGTGTGCCGCGATACTTGTTGATCAAATACTTCCCGTAAAGCTGGGTCTCCCTCAACATCATGTAGGCCATGTGCTGGCCGTACTGTTTAAACATGAAGAGAACCCGTGCTGCTTTGCCTTGCATGATCGGGGGCTTATTCGATGCGGTGTAATCGAAGTGGGCCTTACGAACAATATCTCTGGCATCCTTAACAGCGCGATCAAACGCTTCGCTTTCTCCTAAAGACTTGTGCTTATCATACGAAAGTCTAAAGGCTGCTAAAGCCGTTGTGGTTCTGTTCATCACCTCGGCGCCATGAAATAAGGCGCCAACGAACTTCATGGTGCTATGGAATCTTGTCCCGGTCATGCTGGGTTTATCAGCCAACTGAGCCAGATCCATCGTCTGGGTGCGGGATAGGGTTCCGTTGTCAAGTAAAGCAGTGATTGCTTTCAACTCCCGCTTATGAGCGGGTGACTTGGTGTCTTGATAGAGTTGTTCAAGGGACCTTTGGATATCGAAGATTGTTTCTTCGCCCCTTTTAGCGCTTGATATGAACTGTTTATACGCAACCGACATCTCTTTCATCGCTGCGCCTGTCCCGAATTTTGCAGACAAAATCGGAAAAGCAACCGTGACGTTCTGCGCCAAGTTTGTAATGGCTGATGCGGGTGCTGTAAGGAACCAAGTAAACCCGATGGTCCCTGCCATGTTGGTAAAGAAGTTTGTGTCGGTAGGATTATCAATATAGGTCTGCCGGCTTTCAACTTCTCGCAATAATTCACTGCGCTTTTCCGCATCTTTCTCGCCGGATAAGTCCTTCTCCCGCTTCTTCATCGCATCAATCGCGCCTTCAAAATCAGGCGCAAACTTAAGCCTTGCTAAGGCATAAGCACCATGGAAGGTGTTCTCAGAGAAAGCTCTGACAATGTCATTGCTATACCCGGGTGTTCCTTTACGAGGAAGGAAGTGCTTCCTCATCGACACTTCAGGAAGCATTGACAAGTAGGTATTCCAGATCTGTTGCTTTAACTCTCCCGGGTTTCCTGCGGTATCAACCAAACCGATAATGTCTTTGATGGCTGATGAAGGAATGCCGTCGGGGATCATCGTATCCCCGCGAACACCTTGGTTGTGAGGGATGCCTTTGGCATCCAGCTCTTTTTGGAATCGCTGGGAATCTGCTAAGGTTTCGAACATGCGGAAGTTCTTGATCCCGCTTTCTTCGAAAGAAACCCAATACTGTCCGAAGCGGGACAAAGGGAAATAAGGTCCTTTTGTCTTAGCCGTTTCAAACATCTGGCGAAACTTCTCATTGATGTTTTGCCTTGCAGTTGGATCAGTAACGGTTCTGTTTACACGGTCTTCAAGCATGGCCCGATAAGCGTTGAAACGCTTTTCATAGAAGTCGCGCATCTCAACATAAAGCGCCTTGGCTTCCGGGCTTAACTTGTTCCATTCCCCCTTCAGTTTCATGATGGCAAGGGACATCCCAGCGCCGGGGCGATCAGGATCAAAACTAAGGAGTGTTGCGTCATGACATACATCAGCCAGACGATCTACCATCTCGGGGGATTTGTTTCTCAGAGCGGACAGTTTCTCGGCGATCTTTTGGGCGTAGTAGATCTGTTTTTCCCGGTACCCTGCCATGTCCTGAAAGGTATCGTAGTACTGCTGGAGTTCGGGCAGGATCTCCTTGCCAACATCAGCCAGTTGCTCAAGCGTGAGGAACTTGTAAACCATGGCGCGGTTATTCTTGGGCATATCCAAGATGCGCTGTACGACATCTTTCCCGAAGCTCGGCGCCTGTTGGACGAATTGATTCATCATATTCATCCCGGCTTTTGCCGTCACTGGTGAACGTGCAAGATTAAATCCGTTAGGTTCTGATGGAGGTTGGACTTCGTTTAAACGTGCCATGGCCTCAGCCTTCAACACGTTGGGCGGTAGTCCATCCTTAGCTTCACGAGCAAACTTGACCTTATCCCGGGTGCCTTCGTAATTCACCGGCACATCGTGATTCAGGATCACCATCATGCCCATCGATGGAACGGCGTAGCCGTCATACCCTGCGTTGACTACCGCGCTTTCAAAAGTATTGAAGTCACGGTTTGACTTGGCGTACATGTCTGACATCTTCTCGCCAGCAGAGAGGATGTTCCCGAAATTCTGGGTGTACACAAAAACACCTAGCCCGGATTCGGGCCGAGGCATCTTGCCGTCTGGTTTTTCGATGTAGAAGTAGACGCGCTTCTTGATCCTTGGATCGTTTGATTGAGCCAGTCGCTGGCGCTCGGCCCCCCGAATCCCGGTTCCATACATGGAACCGAGAAGGGTATCAACGAGTTTGTTACCGTAGTGAACACCTTTTACTTCTGACGCATCTTCCTTACGAGTTCGTCCGAGTACAACACTGCCGCTTCCGCTGGGTCCTGCGGCAGATTCTGGAGATCGAGCAAATCGGACTCTTGTTCCCTCTTTGAGGATTCCCTCAAGTTCGCCCCGTACACGATCGAGACGGGCTGCGGGATCTGCGATGCCGAGGTCGACCAACCTTTCCAGATAAGCTCGCCCTTCTCTTTCTTGGGTCCAGTCGTTTCTTGCTGTGATGATTTCTGCTTCATGTCCTAACACCTCCATTTTTAGTCCAGAGGATTCTATAGCACTAATGATTGTTTGTGGGTCTTCCGGCTTTGTTTTTCTTGCAGTAATAGCTTCTTTAATCTTTTCCGCTGTTTTTTTACCACCTTTTTTCACCAAGACACGGATGCCTACATCACCTTCGACAGTCCTGATGGGTTGGTAACCAACGAAAAGTTTGGTTGGGTCGACCTCCATGATCGTTGACCAAAAGTTTCTTAGCCCTTCATCAGTGGATAAGGTCTGCGTACCCTTCTCAATAAAGTCAATCGCAAACCCTTTGGGGTTCTTGGTCATGGGTTTGACCGCATTGCTCCAGACTTCAGTCTGTTGCAACAAGTAACCAATGACATTCGATGCAATCTCTGCGCCTTTAGGTGTTGCCAAGGTTTGGGCAACCGTCGCGGGATTCTGGAAGTGCTGCCAACCTCCCATGCCATGGACGATGGATGACAACTTAATCCCGGAAACTTCTTGCGCCGCTTCAATTGCCACGTTGGTCATGGCTTGAGTTAGGTTGGCTTGTTGATCCCCGGGAAGCTGGCTAAAAGCCTCGCCATACTTCTCAGCAAACGGTGAGCCATCTCCGGGCGCAGCTTCCATTGAAATGCGCTGGAGGTTCCTTTCCAAGGCTGTACGGGTATTCTCTGCGGCATCAGCCGTGAGACGAGTCATGGTCATCCAACCAACCGCTTGAACCTCAGCAGGTTTCCAGTCCGACTTGCCCATCCACTTGATGCTGTTTAAATGCTTTGTCAGCTTCCGCCCAAAGTCCGCACGGTTTTCGTACTGTGTCTCAGCAGGACCCATGGGGAAATCAACTTGGACGCTCTCCGGGACTTCATATCCCAACCGGCGCAAATGATTCAAGAGGATCGGGTCAACAAGACCCGTATCACGGGCTGAGTGAATATCAACCACGAAGGGTTCTGCGCCGACAGGTTTGTCCCCGTAGAAAGTTCGGGTCTTCTTTCCAATGGCGCTGTCTACAAAGTCAGAAATCTTCACCCCTACACCTTCGGTGATGGGTAATCCCCGGATTGCATTCCGCGCAGCAATCGATGCGGTCTCAAGACCGCCAAGCTTCATCTCGGCCTCGGGGATCTTTCTTCCAATCTGCTCTGCTTGAAGCAAAGCATTTTTCATCGCTGAAGCTACGTCAGTGTTTTGATTGGCTACCAACCAAGCTGCCATGTATCGATCTACATCAGGATCGTTCGGAGGAAAATACTGTTTAAACAGATCGCGAATCTCTTCGTACCACTTTGAGAACGACATGATTTCTTCAGAAGACAATACTGTCTCGACGCGGTTTTGCCAGTCATCAAAGGTAATATCACCAATGACAAAGTCTGGCTTACCTTTTGCGGTTAATACGGTGCGTTCGTTTTTAGGTGCGCCGGGATAAGCTTTCCCGGCTGCGGTTAATCTAAGACGTTTAAGTTTAAGATCCGACCGTTTGTCAGTTACATCTTGCGGGAATGACAAAGCATATTTAATCTTGGGTTGTAGTACTTTCGAAGGAGTTTCTAAAATGCCTCTACCAGCAGCTTGGGTTGACCCCAATGGACTAGCCGCCTTTGTCAAAGACAAAGGACTAGCAGCCGTCCGAGATTCCGATGGGACTTGGTCCCCCATGCCAGACGGGGTGACCATTGGAGACTTGGTTTCAGAGGGCTTTAAGCTGGCTGACTCAGGGACTTCCGAGACCTTATCTAAAGCAGCACGGATGTCGCTGACGGAGTCGCCAGTACGGGACAGATAGTCTTTGTAAGCTTTTTCGTAAAGATAATTGCTTTCTTTCAGCGTGTTCAAATAGTCTTCGTATTGTTCATCGGTCAAGTCTTTGACATCAAAATTTCTCCACCGTTCGAACAATGTATGACCGTAATTTTTTTTTGCTTCCTCTAATTCAGTAACGGGCAGGTAGTACTCAACAAGCTGACCATTTGGCATACGAAGATCAAACGCCACAATTCTCCAGCCCCATTCCCCGGGTTCTAAGAACTTGTCGGTATCTCGCTTAATGATTTCCACACCCGAATCCTCAAGCATCTTAACAATGCCGGGGAGTTGCGTGATTGAGTTGATGTCAGTTTTAAAACGATAACTGTCTCTTATGTGCTCAACATCATGCCACGGCTTTTTGGCAAGTATTGATGGGCGAGAAGCCTTAATCAAAATATTTTTTGGGGCTTTTTTATTGTCCTTGGACTTTGTGCCAAAGGTTTGATCAATGCGTTGAATTAAAGGTTTGACAAAGAGTTCGTTTTCTTCGGTTAATTTAACAAGCTGTCTAACCTTTTCTTCAGGCGAAGCGTTTAAATCAATCTTGTTGACAATTTTGCTAAGGTCTTCCCCGGTTTTTGCAAACTTAATGTCCCCGCGCTTTTGTGCTGCTTGTGCCTGACTTAGTGTTAATCCAGCATCTTTTGCTTCTTTAGCCGTGATAGGTCTTTGACCGAATGCGCCGACATTAAAAGCAGATTTGGCTTGCTGCGGACTAAAAACATTCCACGTTGCGAACTTGTTCTCTTTGGCTGACATGCCGTCATAGCCGTTCTTTCGTAACAAGTCGATGAATTTTGAATTGGAAAAAAACTTGTAAGCCTTGTCGTAGTCATCATCGCTTACGCCAATATCTGACGGTGAAAAATCAGTGCCGCCATTCTCATCATTAATACGATCAAATGCTTCTCGGGCAGAGATCTTTTTTGAAAGATCAACATCATCTGGAATAACAAAAGGCATCTGAATACTCAGGAAAGCTGGGATAACTCTCCCTGCGCCTTGAGACTCAGGCCCTCGATATGCAGCGCTGGTTGCATACAAGTTTGCCAGTGCATCTTCTTCAGAAAACCATGCGCCATATTTCGCAGTATCAAATGCGGAGAACTCATCAACCGCGCTGGTGCCGTGATACACCAACAAAGGCTTACCATTTTTTTCAACAACCGATTTGTTGAACCACTGTTTAAACTCTTTGGTATCTACTGGCGGGGCTTTTGCAAATTTGACGCTACCTGTTTCTTCAAAGTCGCCACGTTTTAAATATCTCACTCCTGCTTGGCCTTCTTCTCCCGGCCTGACCTTGTAGCGCATCGCGCCGGATTCAACGAAGTCGAAAACGTCTTCTGCTGTTTGGTACCCCTTACCAGTGAAGAAGTTCTTCACACGTCCAAAAACGTTGGCAATCTTTTGGAAAGCCTTCGCAACTAATCCCGCCGGTGAAAACTGCTTTTGGGTGTAATGCTCAAAGGCAACGGCAATAGCTTCTTCGATTTGTTCATCGATGGATAGGTCGCCGTAAGTCTCAGGGATTGTCTTGTCCCCAAGGTTCGGCCACTTACGCTTCATCCAATCATTCTTAGCCGCTGTAGACAAAGCTTTCCATTCACTGTCTGTGAACAGCCCAGCTTCTTTTAAAGCATGAATCACTTCGTGATGAAGGGTTTGCTTTCTTGTCCTACCCGCAGGGGTCATAGACACATAAATGGTCTGCGCCCCAAAGGCGCCATCAACAGGGGATCCTTGCCCCGTCAATCCACGGATAAGCTTTAAACCTACTTCAGGTAAACCAAGACGATCCAACTCTTGGCGCAACTCATCTAACTCAGGACCCTGAACCTCTTCTCCGCCAAGCTCGGAAGGTTTAAACGCTTCGGCGGTATCCGTTGGTTCGGGAGTAGGAACAGAAGTTTCGACAGTTTCCCCTGCTGGAGCATTTAAACGATCCAGTGCAACCTGTGCGTCTTGTTGTGTCGGCGCTTTAGCGACCGGCTTTTTACCTTCAGGTCCGTACTCAAAGGCAGTGAATTCGTCTTGTCCACGAGGCCCGACAATAGGTTTTCCTCGCGCCGTTGTTTCTGCACCTTCGTATGTCTTAGGTGAAATCGTGACAGGCTTTTGTAGGTTCTCAAGAATCTGAGCTTCTTGAGCAGACTGTTCAACGAGCTTGGACCGTTCTTTGGGGTAGGTTTCGTTTTGGAATTTAGCAAAGTCTTCCTGCGGGATATTAATAACATCGCGCTGTTGGCGCTCTAACTCTTCATCCAGCTTTGCGATCTTCTCGGTTGTGGCCTGAAGCTTCTTTTCATAAAGCTGGATGTCTTGGTCTTTTGTACCTTCAATCGATGCCTTAAGTTTCTCAGCTTCTTCTAGGGTTCCAACTTCCCGGGAAAACTGAGCACCACTCACCACATAACCGCGAGGTACTTGATCTGTTGCTGCGCCGGTTTGTTCGATCGTAAAGATCTTATCCCCGATTTCAATCGGCTGAACCCCTTGCGGGATAGATCCAAGGATCTGTTGTCTTTGAGCTAGAGCTTCCTGTGATGCCAAGCGTTCGGATTCAATGCGCTCTTGTTCGGCAACCTTTGCTTGTTCTGCCGCCTTCTGTTGTTGAACGACACTACGCTCACGAACAGCTTCCACAGCAGAAGTAGGAAGGCTGACACCGCCGCCAACAATAGCGCCACGAAGAAACGAATCAATGTAACGGGTAACATTATCAGGCGAGAAAAGGTCATGGTTTTCTTTTAAAGTCTTAACCGCTAGGTTATTAATAAACTCTTGGCCTGTTTCTGTAACGCCTTCTGTTAAGAAACCTTTCGTGACACCTGACCCAATAGTTTTCCAGACCTTAGGATCGGCGCCTGACTCTTTCACCATTTCACGGATAAGAGCGCCCTTCCCGACCGTACCTATTTGGTTTAATAACTTAGCCGGAAGAATAGAATCTAGGGCGGCGGAAAGCCCTCCGTATAGCGCAGCAACTGCTGGCTCCATCTTCCCTGTTTCTTGATAGATGCTTTGGAAGACCTCAGGAGTGTTCTGGGCGTAAGAACCTAAGTAAGTACCCGCTAACATGCCCCGCGTAGCACTACGCTCTGCTGCTTCTTCTGCTGCTTTGACAGCAGCCTCTTTTGCCAGACCTTGTCTTGCTGCCCCTGCTAGGGCTTGTCTTGCTGCTGTTTGTGCGCCGATTCTTCCAACCGTGGCGCCTAACGACCCCGGGATAAGTGAAGTCAATATATCCGGGCCAACCTCACCAAAGGTCTCAGCAACATACCCGGGTATATCGCCAGCAGTTTTAATGTCTTCATACGATTTAAACATCGGAGGAAGCCGCTCTTGAAGCGCCTGTTCGGACGCTACAGCCTCTTCCATCTGACGCTTGGCGTAATCCTCAAAACCTAGCTTGGACCCCACCATAGCCGGGATAACATCCCCAAAACCTATCTTGAGGCGCTCTACCCCGCGCTCAAATCCACGGCTTGCTAGTTCACCTAAACCAAACTGCGGGGCAAGGTCAGGTTCTAAGCCAGCCCTTTTTTGGAGTTGTTCCCTTAGATCAAAGATCTGATCAAACGTGTAGTCATCCGGTACAGGAACTCTTCCAACGCCGGGAACATTGATGATTTTGGGCATCAGTCTTCATCCGTGTTTGAACTTGAATAAGCGTAACCAACTCTAGCCGTATTAGGATCTAGCCCCATTCTACGGAATACTTCGTTCTTAACGAATGGTTCCATCATATCGGCTATTGCTCTTTGTCCCGCCTCTGTGTTTACAGCGTCTTTCCCTTTCTTTCGGATGATCGTATCTTGAGCAGCCTTTAAAAGATTCCTGTATTGGGGGCTAGCTTCAAAGTCTTTTAAAACACGGGCATAGTCGGCGGGTTTAACATTGCCAGCGTTTTTAGATTTAGCAAGAGCGGCTTGGGCTTGTAGAGGCGCAAGTCTTGTTTTAGTGGCGTAGTAATCTCTTTGCACCTGATTGGTTTTAATCTGGTCTTCCAGCTTGGTTTTTTCCATGGCTAAGGTAATGCCTTGTACTTTTAATCCTTCAGCCTTGTCGTTGAGCCTTGCTGCCAGATCAAAGTTGCCACGATTCCTAGCTTCTTCTGCTTGGGCTAATGCGATCTTCTGCTGCATGATCGTATCGTCTATCTGGGCGTTCTTTTGTTGGATGGCCTTATAAGCACCTAGCCCCGCTTCACCTGCGGCGCCGATGTTTTGCAAGAAATCTCTGGAGGTTCCTTGCAATGCTTTCAAACCAAACTCCCTGAAACCTTCCCTTCTTGCTTCTTCATCGGAAGTCTTTTTCCCCTTTAAGTACTCTTGGTACTCTCTCATTAAAGGGCTTACTTTGTCCGGGAATAGCTTATTCAATTCCTCCGCGCCAAGTCTCCCTTGTTCAATCATCTGCTTCATGGTCTGCGGGGTATATGCCGCAATCCCTGTAGTTGCTTGTGTAGGCCCGGTTTGCGTGGGTCTGGCTTGACTGGGTCCAGCTTGAGTGGTTGTTCTCACCGGAGGTCTTTGGGGGACGATCTGAGTTCCGGGGCCACCTGTGACGTTGGCTTCGTCGACAACGGGAGGTGCCTGCCCTTCGCCGCGCTCTCTGCGAAGCTTATCGTAATAGGGCGTCATGCTTGTCCTATCCCCGCCGTAGAAAGATTCCGGAAGGAACGGAACATTTACCCCTAGAGCGCGGAGAGGTCTTGTGATAGCAGTTTCCGCAGCGCCAGCAACACCACGAACAGGCAAGGAAAGAACGTCCATCGCTGCTGCGCCAAGCGACTCTAGACCGCCCATCATGGCTGCTCGGTCTTTCTTCCTTTGTTCTTCCTCAGGCTCACCACCACCGTTAAAGGCTACTATACCCCCGCCGTACATGCCAACAGGCTGTTGCATAGGCTGTTGCATCGGTTGCTGCGTAGGTTGCTGCGTAGGTTGCATCTGCGGCTGCATCTGCGGTTGCCCAGACATAATCCCAAGTTCTTGCGGGATGCGTTCTGATAAAGGTATATCGGGCTGTTGCGACTGCGTTTGATAACGATCACGCTCTTTCTTGCGTTCGTTTAACTCCATCAACGCAATAAAACCCAAGGCCGGATCTTTGACGTATTCAGCAACCTTTTCATCAGGCAGACGTTTAAACGTCTGCTGTACCTTGATGATATTCATTTCATGCCTCCGTACAGCAAGGAACCTATCCCAACGATCTGGGATAAGGGATTGGCCGGGGCATTGTAAGTTGACTGGGACGTCGGCATAGCCTGACCAAAAATAATATTTTTATAAGCTTCAGCCTGTTGTTGCGGGTAAAGCCTTTGTCTTTCGTATTCGTTGTACAAAGCATCTAACTGAGCTTGTCTTTGAGCTTGCTCGGCTAATCCTGTAGACATCGCCATCCTTGCGGCTTCTTGCTGTCTTACAACATCTGCGCCGTAAAGTTGTCCCGCCTTATCAAAAGCCTGAGCAGATCCCTGCATCTGAATATTGCCAAGCTGCGATCCTAAATTGCGGGTAAGTTCTGATTCCAAAATCGCTTGACGCGAACCACCAAAAGCACCCTTTTGCCCCGCTTGAGACTTTAGCTCTTGCATTTTTGTGTCGTAATCTCTTACCGCTGCTTGCTTGGCTACGTCAGTCACCGCCTGCTGATAGGGGTTCATGTACGCTTGTAGCGTACCTACTTGCTGTCCACCAACATTCATTGTTCCTAAAATCCCGGGGGCAGCAGCCTGTTGGCCCACAAGATTAGCCCCTTGTTGAAACAGCGGGGATGTTTCAGCTACGCGGTTATAGGCGAACGGGGTGTAAGGCGTATAGGCGTTTTGTTGCGCCATACGATATAAGTCAGACACATAAGGCAGCGCATATTCAGGCTGGCTTTGTGTAACGGTTTGCGATGGTCCGCCTATGCTCATGTTTAAACCTCACTTGAGAGGATGACGCCAAGTTGTTTCATACCGAAGATCTTTTTCCAACCGGGGCGTCCTTGGATTAAGATCAAACTGCATCCTGCATTTTCAGCAAACTGACGGATATGAGGTTCCATACCCTTTATTTCTTCTAGTTTCCCACCGCCCAGCCATACATTCAAGACACGTTTCTGGGGGTAGTCTCTAATCTCAGTAACAACTGCACATTCATACCCCGGCCAGAACTGAGCTTCACCCAACCTAACTAAGGTCCAAACTTCTTCCAGATCGCACAGATTACCGGCATGATCTAGGGCCTCTTGGATAAAAGGCTTGCATCGGTCCCAGTGGATCTGAAGCTCTTTGTTCATACAAACTTTTCAGCTTTAATCTCAGGTGCTTGTTTGGTCGTTCCTGTTCGTGCTTTCCTAACCCGCGCCATCATTTCATAAAGGCGTTGAGCGCCTGCTTTAGAAGAGCCATTTCCTAAATGGGCCACAACATCAGCCGGAACCACGAACTCACCATCAGCCAATCGCGCCGGTTGTTTATCATTGATCGTAGCCGGGATACTGTCAGACATCCCATCGCCGCGACCTTGTAAGAAACCGCCAGACTTCCCGGTAACCACGGTGCCGGAATCTGGTTGTGTAGTCGTTTGCGCTGCTGTTGGTGAAGACTGCCCTAGGTAAAAATTCATAAAGCTACTTGCGTCGTTCGGAGCAGCTGGTATTCCTTTGCCGTATTGACGGTAATAATTCATTGCTTGTTGATATGGATCTACATCCATAGTCATCTTGTTGGGGTTGTAATTAGCCCAATCCAGCTGAGGATTCGCTGCTTTTACAGCATCAAGAAAACCTGTTTGCGCTGCTTGATTGACAGATGTTCTGTAAGCCTCGGTTTGCTGTTGAGCCGGTTGCATAGTAACAGTGGCTTGCTGTTGGGAAGGTTGCTTAGTAACAGGTGTGTTTGCTGCGGTTGTTGTATCGGCTTTCGCACCACCTGTCATCTGAACATCAGGTACTGATCTTGGGGTGTACAACTCAGAAAGTTTCTGAGTATAGACTTGCTGCCCCGCAGCAATTTCTTCCGGGGTAGGTCCGTATTTCTTCGCAGCTTCAGTGGGATCAAACTGGAAAGGATTAGGATTAAAGAACAAAGGCATACCCATTCCCACCTGTTTATTTGTCCTTTGGTCTAAATATCCCATGCCATACATCGGCGCGGTAAGTGCTCTGTTATATACAGGCGCTTGTTTGTAAACAGGTTGTTTAGTTGTCGGTGGTTTATTAGCTAATGACTGAGCAATAGCCAAAGCGCCCAGACCTAATAGGCTTCCGGCTTTATCGCCGGATGTCATGGTCCCAGAGAAGAGCCGGGATAGGAAATCAGAATTAACACCGGAGCTTGTTACCGTTAATGGCGTTGGATTACTTGTATCTCCTGTTTGACCAACGGAAACATCGCCGGTATTGCCATAACCAAAGTCATAATTAAACCCCCCTGTCCCTCCTGTAGAAACATCCTGAGAGTCGCCATAACCAAAGTCATAAATGTCATCCATCATCTACTCCGGGATAGAAGATACAAAAGCCATGGTTGCAATAACCGAAGGTGTAGCCGGTCTAGTTGGTGAAGTACCTGCTGGAAGCTGTTCTACACTCACTGCCGTGTTTGTAGTATGCCAATACAGCTCCACATAATCATCTGCTTCCATGCTTAAAAACAAATTAAGCGCCGCAATTAAATGCCCATCAACCCCACCATGCCTGTTTGGGACAGAAAACCTTGAGTTGCTGTTTGCTACATTCGTGCCATTAATCGCAGCCCATACATCTACGTCATGAATTTGTGAATCCGTATTTACAAACTGAATGCTAAATTGTAAGTTGTAAACGCCGGGATAGGTTACGTTTAAACGCGAACTATTGCTCAAGTAAACGCTATCACCAATGTCTGTTACATCATAGGTAATTGCATAGGCCGCTGTTGTGCTTAACGCCGTCTGGTCAGAATCGCTTGAAAAAGCCCCAAAAGGGTTGCTAAAAAACCTGCCCCCGTCCCGGCCTAGCAAGTTCCGCGTAATGTTTTCCAAACGGTTAAAGTACAAGCGAAGCGTGTTTGTTAATGATTCCCCATAGGATCGCTCATATTGATCCGGGGCTAATGGTAAGTTAGGAGGCGCTGGATTATCTAATTTCATGCACCTCTCCCGGTCGCCTTGCCATCGGGTTTGATGTCAATCCTCGGCGCCCCTAGCTGCCACGCATTGCCAAGATCTGTGCTTTCAATCTTAAAGATCATCTGTCTTCCACGGACCCTGACATACACCTGACCAGTGAACTGTTCAATAATCGCTGTTGAAGTTCTGGTCACCGCAGCCGAACTAGATCCTGCTAAAGACTGAGGGTCGTTGTATCCCGAACCTGAATTCATCATCGGTATTAACGTCATCGTTACGGACGGGCTTGCTGAGGTTGAACCAGAAAAAGTCACGTCTGGGAGTATCCGATACACAAACCCTAAATTATGTCCGTCTTGAATATCAAACTCGGCTGATTCAATATAAGCGTTAATGGGTAAAACAACACCCGTTTCATTATCGTCATAACCTAGCTCATGATTCACAAGGTTATAGTTGTATGTTGCTGCTTGCGGGTAATCCCTTAGCCCGGCATCAAACCAAGCTGTTCGTGCCATGGTGCCGTAGTGCCAGATTTTTTCTTGGTAGTTGTAGACCACATATCTGTCAACGGTTGTTGATTCACTGGAGCAGTAAAACCACCAGATTTCATTAAACCCTTCATTGGTTCCTGCAAATACCTGTTCATTTTGTAGCAGGTTTATATCATTAAAGATATATTTTCGCAGGTCGCAGTTCAGCGTTTCAATACGTCCTGAGTAAGAATAAAACTTATCCTTGCCCATCCAAAACACCATGCCTGATGCCACCGCAGCGACGTTTGGACCCATGACCGATATGTTGTCACCAAGCAACTGTGAACCCCAGACTAACGGAGCACCAAGATATTGAAGCGAATAAAGAGAAGAATCCGTTAATACGACAATTTCCTGTCGTGTTTGGATTGCCGTAATGATTTTTGAGCCGTGGGATAAGCGGATAGATCCAGCTTGATTAGCTGCCGTTGGGAGCCAGTCCGTGACGGACTCTTGGTCCGACCATCTAATAAGCATAGGATCTTGCACCACAGAGCCTACGTCGTTACTTCCAAAGCACAAAACAAATCGGTAGGTATCTGATACCAGAATGAAGTTTTGGACCGTCGGGGGATCGGTCGCCCCGGGTAAGGTACTAATAGGCACCCCACGGCTAGCTACTGATGTACTTGCATCCCAATAATAAATAGCCCCGCCTTTGACACCAAAGACCAAGTCTTCTCCAAAATTACTTGCAGACCAAATCCTGAGTGAGTCCGTATTAGACAATCCATTGCCCCATGTGCCTAAACCGTAACCGCCAGAACCCCACCCCACAATCGGCGCTTGAATTGCAGGACCGGTATTGATCTGATATTGGGCTAATACACTTGAACCACCACCCGATGTTGTGGCGTTGGCATTGGATGATGCTGTAATTGAATAGGTGTTATTGGTTAAATAAGTGATTTGGTATTCATTATTCAGACTCAAACCAGCCACTAAGCTGGCCCCGCTAAAGGTGACAAAGTCACCATTTAATGCGCCGTGATCTGTATCTGTGACAATCACCACCGCAGAACCAGACGTTGTGGCAAACGGGTTAGAACCTAGCTCAAAGGTATCAATGTAATACGAAGCCACAACTGCCCCGCCTCCACCGGTTACTGTGGAAGAAGCGGGAGTAGTTACAGTAATAACATACTGATTAGCGTTGGTTATTGAGGTAATAACGTGGCGCGTGTTTAATTCTTCTGCCGGTATGCCCCCAACCGTTGATGCGCCAGTAAAATAAACAAGATCGCCAGCTTGCGCTCCATGTGCCGTGTCATTCACGGTAACTAAAGCAGAAGCGTTTGTGGTATCAAATGGATTTGTTAGATTTGTCGTGTAGTCTCTTGTTCTTAATGGGGTTATATCGTTGTACCCGCCGCCTTGTTCAATGTAAAACTTAAGGTTCGTCCCGACACCCATAAGGTTTTCACCACCAAGCGTGACCCAATTCCAAAGAGACCGGCATATCCCAACGAATACATCGCCTGAAATTCTTACCCAACCACCAATCTTTTCAGGAGTGCCTTGACGAAAACGTACTTTGTCCGAGGTATACCAGCCACCCTCTGTGGTGTACCGTGTGTTTTCTCGGTTGACTCCGGGCTTATATAAGACTTTGGTTAATGGCACAGATCACCTCATCAATGCAGCTTCAGCCGCACGGCGGCGGGTAAGTCCGGGGAGAACTCTTCCAGCAGCTTTGTTCCATAATAGACATTGATCGGCTGCACCATCCCAATCCCCTGCATCAACACGTCGTTTAAACGTAGAAACTCTGTAGTTTCCTAATCCACAATTGTAGACCCAGCTAGTCACGGCAGCAATGCGCCGAGGTAAGGCAGTGGCAATCTTTGGTGAGAGTTTAAACAGACCTTGAACGAAGTAATCAACGTGGTGGTCTAATGCGTCCTCACACTGCTGCATCGTCCAAATCGTTCCCGGCTGAATGTCAGGGCCGGTAGCCCCCCAGCCGATGGTCCAAGGATGCCCACGGGTTCCGGGGTCGGGATAAGCAGTAACAGTTCCATCAGGCAGAAGTTTAGCCAGCCCTTCAAAGGGCTTAATCAATACGTTTTTAGCTAGCTTTTTAGCCTCATCGTTCATTTCTGGTATTTTTCTATGCTTCTTCCGACGAACCAAAATGTCAGGCACATCGTAAACATACCGAAGTCATCCGCATCCCAAACTGTTGTCACAACCTCTTTCCAGTCTGCACCTGTATCAAATGCGATAACAAGCGCAGCCGCCTTGACTGCCGCGTACATGAAGAACAAAGCCCAAGTAATACCGGGCCGAACCAAGGCAGAGATAGCAGACACAAACCAACCCGCAGATTTAGCCGTTTCAGATTGCTCTTTAAACGCTTCTTTGATGGTATCCAGTTGCTGAATAGAGTAATCAACATATCGTTCCTCCACTCGGAATTCGCCACGCAGTTTCTCCAGATCCGTCTGGAGCTGGAACATATTTAGCTCGTGTTTGCGCTCATTAGCCTTGTCAAGAAACTTCAGAATTTCGGGGGCAAGTCTGAATAGGCCACCAAAGATGGAACCGAGTAAACCGCCGCCAAGTAATTCAAACATGTTCGCCCCTTGCCGTAATTTGATCTGCGCCTTTTTTGCTTTATTTGTTCACCTCTTTACTGAGAACTTGTCAAGTTCACAATCTGCTGCGTTGCTAGGTCTACGATCTGTTGTGTTGCTAGGACTGCTACTTGCTCGGTTGTAAGCTCAACAACCTTCTCCTCGCGCTTGACCCAGCCCCTGTCTATATACCACCTCCATAACCCCGGCTCTGTCGGTTTAGGTGGGAGGATATGCCATTGCCACGATGCCCACAGCAACTCATGCCCCTCTGGAATCTCTGTCGGAGGTGCTGGAGCCTGCTGCCAACCCTCTGTTCCGTCTGTCTCTTGTGATGGGATAGACCCGTTTTTCGTCCAGTACATATCTATCCTCATAAGGTTGGGAAGGCTGCTGTTGGTGCAGTGAAGTTGGCTGTATAGCGAGCGTATCTAGTGATGCGGAGGTCTTGTAGGTAGCCGTTTAATGAGCCAGCGCCTCCGGTTGCTACTTGAAGTGTTGTGATGGCATCAATATTGTCAGTAAAAGACCCTGATCCTATAGATGTTCCATCAACATAATGCGTTATCGTATTCCCGCTTCTCACTGTTGCAACGTGATACCAAACATTTGCAGAAGGCGACCAACTTCCATTTACGTTTCCACCCGCACCCGATCTGCCAAATTGCAAGTTGGATGAAAAATACTGCCAATAAAAACCTCCGGTAACGTTTGTGTTAGCAAACGTACAAAACCCAACACTAGCAAATCTAATCCACGCCTCAATAGTAAAGTTACCAGTTCCTAGTCTAAATAACTCACTGGATGGTGCTTGTAAATAATCCCCCGTCCCATCAAACGCCATAGAGCTACCACCCCACTTGCTCTGCGCCGTACTTATCTGAGCATTGCCCACCGTCTCCAGATCATTCTTGCTAGTAGCATCGTAGATACCAGCGTTGGTGAAGTTGAGTAGTAGGGATGTGTTGGTGATGGCGGTGAGAGGTGCTGTGGGGACTGTTATGGTTGATGATGTTGGATCGTAGACAGCAGTGCCTTTAACAAGGCGAAGGTTTGATAAATAGCCGTCATGCAAATTTGTAATTACTTCTGATGAGCAAATATATAAACCGCCCTGTGCAAAACTTGTACTGTTTGTGGTAGTGCCGCCATCAGTTCGTGATCCATTTATCCATAAAGATAAAGTTGTCCCGCTTCTTGCAACCGCTATATGCGTCCAAGCATTAGCAGGGACATTTCCCGATGACGTAATTAGATTTGCCACACCAAATTGCCTAACAATGGCTTTATTAGAAGAGTCAACGTAAACAATAAAACCATTAGTGGCATTTGTTGTATATAACGTATCGTCTGTTGTTCCCGTCCTGTAAACCCACGCTTCCCAAGTAAAGTCAGAAGGCAATGCAAATGCGGCATTGCTTGCCACCGTCAAATAATCCCCACTCCCATCGAAATACCCTGACCCACCATAAGTCGCAGCAGACCACGATGCAGTGGGGTTGAATGGGGAGAAGGCGACTACTCTGGTATCACTGTTTCTGGTAATGGTGAAATTGTTAGTGCTGTTGTCTATGAAGCGGTTGGATTGGCAGGTGAGAAGGGAAGTCTGCGTACCTGTGATTGCAGAAATGTTTGTCCCTGCTGACTGTGTAGCCGCTAGCGGTGAAGTTGGTGGTGTAAAGTTGCCAGTGTAAACAGCAACACCTTTTACGATACGCGCGTTAGAAATGTATCCATTTATCCAAGAACTGCTAGAATTTCCGCCAATAGAATAACTCAACGCAGCTGTGTTGTTTGGGGCGCTAATAGTTCCAGACCTAACAGAATTACCATTTACAAATAAGGTAACAGTTGTGCCATTTCTTACCACTGCTAAATGAACCCATTGAAGTAATGGTACGTTTCCACTGACCCCCACAACAGCGGTTGATCCGTTATAGTATGTAAACCGACCTGGGTTATTTGTTGTGCCGCCAATATCAATATTTTCATTGCCTGTACTTGGGTTAAACAAAACCGTTTGTGCTCCTGTTGTATAAGCATTTAAGTAAACCCAAGCTTCGCAAGTCCAGTTTCCAGTCCCAAAAGCAAAAGCAGTGCTACTAGCAGTCGTAATGTAATCCCCAGTACCATCAAAGTAATTCCCCCACCCAGTCTGACTAAACGGTGAGAACG